CGCTGTAGTATCGCCACCCGCCATACCTTTTAATAACTTCTCAGGCGAAGCGCGTCTAAAACCTCTAAGCAACATTTTAGTAGCTTCAACTTGATCTACTAACGGATTGCCTATAAGTCTATCATACAATAATATACTATTCTGCTGCTCAACTTCTTCTATCATAGGTTGCATTGACTGAGCATCAACACGTAAAGCGAACTCATAATTAAAGTCAGCTGTAGTTAAAATAATATACTCAGACTCTGCATCCGCGTCAGCAATATTAACAATAAACTCATGCGGCGTATACCTATAATCCCGCCACACTCTAAAATTATTCGTAGTTATGTCTTCGTAAAGCTCAGCTACTGCTTGCTGCATCCACTCTCTATTAAGTGACGATTGCCCTGCAAGCAATGCTGACTCAGTAGCTGTCTTGCGGCTAGCGCCCTGTTGAGCTAAATCACCCACATGAAGTGACTGCTCCTCATATCCTCTAGCGTCACCTTCTAAGTTCAACTGATCAATAGGAACAGTGCCCCATTCTGCGGCTTTAATGCTTTGTAACGATTTTACAGCTACAATATCACCATCTTCAGCTTCCTTCAGACGCTTTTCTAGTTGCGAATTAGAGCCTAACTCAGACTCCTCTGCAAATATAATACGTGCAAAACGTTTAAGTATGTCAGCACGCCTAGACACAGACTCTACAATCAGCGCTTGCAGATCTTCTATATACTCCATCGGAGGTACAGGATGAAACGAAGCGTTTAAGTCAAAACGTAGAGGCATATACTGTGTGCCGTTCTTAAGCAGTGACCCGGGTAACGGTTCGTAATCCACTACTTGGTCGCCAATAATGCGTGGGTTTGCATTACCGAACGGGTGAGGCACATCTTCTATAGGATCTTCTAAATGCTCTAAAAAAGTATGCAACCGTCCATCCATGCGGTTATGGATTTCATACAATTTAATAGTCTTTTTGTCACTTTTAACCCTACGTACAATTTCATCTTCTTCCGATGTTTCGTATAAATCTGAACCCAGACGCTCAGACTCGGCTCCATACCCAAGATCTTCTGGGCCATCAAAGCCTTCAGGCAATGTGTATCGGGGATCGTCCCGAACATACTTCCAAGGTACTTCTATCTCTTCGATAACATAATACGCATAACCAATGCTTTGCGGCGGTGTATCAGGATCTACAAATATACGAAAAGGGTCTTTACGCATGTAATAGGTAAACCCATCGCGCATAACATCGTTACTCACATAAGGAGGAAATGAATCTGCGCCTACAGGGTTCCAACCAAACTTGCCCCAACCTACTCCGCAAAACGCTGTGTCAAATATCTGCTGATGAACCTCGACCTTAGCTTGCATTAACTTTAGCGCACTATTAGCAGACTTCTCTAATACTCTAGATACGGCGTTCCAATCTACCCCAAGACGCTCATAAAGAGGCTCGGCCATCACATTAATATGCGGATAGTTAAAAGCTACAGAGGCTAATATTTGCCTCATAATAGGATACATCCTAGATAGCCTGATAGTCTTTTCTTCATCTAAACCAGGAAGCTCTATCTTTAACTCGTACGAATCGAGCAAACGTTTCCATGTCTGATGACGCTCATCCATTGCATCCTTAGATGCCTCTATCTGACTATGCCAAAAACTTTTGTCTGAACCGTCCATTGTTTAATTCATTTGGGTAATGTGATAACGACCGACACTCTTACCGTCACTATCTAAGTCGTCAAGGATGTCCTGTCCATTGCCATACATCTCTTCTAGATCACGAGCCATAGGACGATAAAAGTGTATCATACCATAGCGCCATTCGTCTGCTGCATGATCTTCTGCTTCTGTATTTAAATCTTCTATATTTTTCTCACTTCGAGGTAACGCGGGTACAGTACGTACAAAGTGATCATTCCACCCTTCGAACACTTTAAAAGTGCCATGCACTAATGCATCTTTACATGCACGCCATCCATTGATACGATCATTATTAGCGCGTGTTAGATACAGCCCCTCTTCCTGAAATACATCAGTTGGACTCTTTGTATATTTTTCGTGCAATCTTCGTTTTGTCCACATAGACGGATCTGCGTATATCAATGACGGGGGTCTTCCGCCAGTAAAAGGGCACGATTCAATTCGGTGTCTGATTTCTCGTGCGTGCTCTGCGCCCGTGCGTTCACCTTGATAATACTCCATAATACGCCATACAACGCCATCATAGTCGATAGCGTATAAACCGAAAGAAGCAGGAGCGACTTCACCATAATCTAACGCTCCGTACAGTTGCCAGTCAGAAGGTATTTCAAATGACGGCTTAACAATCTCTGAGTTTTGCCACATTGAAAAATACTGCCCTGGGTATATATCCCAATCACCATCTAAGTATGCTCTTCGTAAATGTTCGTCTTTAATTGCTTTTAAAATTTTTATATACGCTGGGTCAGCAGCCATCAGCGCAGGGTTATCGTATACCTTTGCAGGTATGTATTCATAATTTTCAGCGTCTTCTATCTCGTTATCAAATAACTTATCTACCCAAAGGCGCTTAACCCAGAGATGCCCTACTCCCCCAGGGTTCCCGGTAGCCCACATAACGGGCTTAACTCCAGGCTTAGATGTTCGATTTGACGTGCTAATCATCTGCCATTGAAACTCTGTAAACTGCGTGACTTCCTCGACAAAGATATAATCAAACTCTTGCCCTTGATACTGAAATACATCGTCTTCGTGTTCTGAGTGCCCAAACATAAGTTGTGACGCGTTAGGCAAGTATAACACATTTTCACTTTTGTTGTACCAGTTACGCATCTCGGGAAACTGACGAAACAAAGGCCGTACGTGATTACCGTCTAGTTGTTTAAAAGTCCTTCTAATTATTAAGCCTGTTGTTCCCGCGTTCTCCATCAGCATCGTCAGCATGATTAGTCTGCTTCCGTGACTCTTCCCTCCACCTCTCGCTCCTCCGTAGAAAGGATGTCGGATTCCGCTGCGTACTGACTCTAACAGCTGAAACTGCTTTGGTTGGAGCTTGAAATCGAACTCCAGGCTTTCGTTTTGGACTTTTGTTCTTCCCATGCGCTGATTGCACTTTTCTTATGTCATCATATTTAGGTAGCAATAACTGCGATATATCACGCTCAGTAATTCCAAGCTCTCTGTCTTCGTTTACAATATTCTTACATACCTCTATACAATCTACAGGATCAAGCCCCAACGAATCTAAATATATTTTCATATTTGAAGTAAACCATATGTCTATAACAGAATCGTTGTTTATCCAATCCTTTTCATACTCTTTTACGAGATCACGTATATCGTAATAGTGCAACTCCTGGGCAGTTGCGATATCCATTAAAGATTGTTTGCCTTTAGTTATGTTCTCGTGCGCTAAGTGCATCCAATCTAAATCACGCCATTTATACAGTACAGCAGTTGTCTCATTAATCTGCTCTACTACAACTGTAAGACACAATCTAAAGTAACGCTTCTCTATCTCGTTATCAAGTGCGTCTTCTACATTCCAAAAAGACTGCACATTGTATGACGAAATATCTAAACGCAACTCATCTTCAGGTAACGATCCATTAGGAAGCCCCCACGCCATCGGCTATTACCTCCATTGCTTTGTCTAGAGTGGCTGATTTACTGCCTTCGTATTTATCTATATTCACTACAATCTGTGGCCCTGTCGCTAGTGACTCACCGTCTTCTTCTACTTGCATAAGCCTTGTTTCTTCACGAGCTTGCGAAAGGCATTTAAGCATTATATCGTGGTTCTGATCGCCTTCCGCTGCTAAGTAGTTCTCTTCTAGTCTACGCAGCCTATTCGCATAAGACGCGATAGGTATGTGCGCTATGAGCATCGAACGCTTGCTTTGCTCTTTGCTTATTAGTGTCTGCACATGAGGCTTGCCTATTTCACGCTTGATAGCGGCCACAGAGGTGTTAAGAGCCTTTGAAATCTCTGACGCAGTTCTGCCTTCGTACACTAGCATGGTGACTAACGACGCAGCATCTAACATACGGTCATTAACTAATTCTGCCGTAGGCTCAGCGTTCTTGCTAAATTTATTTAAGTCGCGCATTTAAAGCGCGGGCCCCACAGGTGTCATCATATTCGGCCCACCCCTAGTGTCCATAGGAGTCTGACCTAATTCCTCGAACTGTTGCGTATCAACAGCTAATCTACTTAACAACTCCTCTAACTGCTGCTTCACCTGAGGATCTTCTGCAACTTGTGCATCTTGCATAACAGCCTGTAGTAGCTCTGCATCCTCAGGCAACATTTTCGATATGTCTACCTGCATCGAACCGTTAGGGCCAGGAATGTCTACAATACTTGATTGCATATCTCCCTGTCCCATAACTCCTAATGACTGTGCGTTCGCCATACCTGGCATCGGTACCACCTTTGTTAAATTCGCCAACCGAAATTAATCACATCGCTTCGGTCTAGGTTTTTCATTTTCTTTAAAATTCTAGCACGCCCGCATTGTAGGTACCATACTTCTCAATGGTGGATGTGCCCCGGGCGGGTTGGGCGAACAAAGGTTTGGCTTACCGAACACCCGTATGCAGTACCCAACAACCGTCCTACTTGCCAATCAATCGTTGCCCGTAGGCGCCAACCGTAAGTCTAACCAATCAAATGCGGCCAACCTGTCGCGTTGTCGTATGTATGGAACCGCCGTATACATAGGCCAACAATAGTTCGGTACACCTAACAAATGTACGCAGCCACAATCAAAGATTACCCATATGCTACAAGCGTAGCGCAAAACTAACTAATGTTCACACTATAATATTAATGTATTTCAACCCTAACCACAAGATGCACAAATTAGCACTATCTCTAATCCCTCTCAGAGCCCTATCTACCCACACCCCTAGTAATATGTCCAACCCTGGCCTTAAGGCTCTCAGATTGGCTCTCAGCGCCTCTCAAGGGATATGGTGTGATCTGGCTAGGTCCGATGAGCTAGGTCTAGGGCAATGATACGGGGGGGATCTTGCCTAAAGTATGCCCAACAAAAAAAGTGAGAAAAACACGAAAATAATCGGAACTACTGTAGGGGGTCAGGCATCTAATATATAACACGAAAAGAGAGGGAACAAAAAGCCAAAAGTACGCGCTCGAAAATAGGCTGGCAACCTAGCAGAAAAATTGAATAAGGGACAGTATGGGATGCAATGGAGTCTTGATAGGACTGAATACCCATACAACAGCGATAAATACAAAGCATAGTTAGTCAATCGGACTTGCTACTTTGTACGCCATGATAGATTTGTCAACTATCCCTAGTCAAAGAAAGATATAATACAATGGCTCGTTCTAAATTCGAAGATTTAGATATAGTAAGCGAAGGCAATGGATTTGAAGTTCGCACCCACGTCAGCAGCGAAACACAAGCTAATGGTGGAGCGCCTAAAGTATCTAAGTCTGGCCAAGTTATTCAATATCCTATCTCTAGAGTAGGTCGTACCGATACTGATGTCGATGTCAATGCTCTTATTAATAGTCTTGAGTCGGCATTTCAAGATCACTGGAACAACTACCTAGAGGTGCCTAGTCATGTAGAATATCCTAGCTTGGCGTATCGCATTGCGATAGGTCTAGGTCATGCTCACAGTTTGGAACATGCTGACCGCTGGCCTAGTGGCACGCCTACTTATCGTTATGCTAGCTTTGCACAAGATCTAGAGTCGGCGATTGATGCTAGTTCAGATGTCGCCAGTGACTCCACGATCCAAGATCTCAAGTCTACCTATCCTGAGTATTTTACAAGGTGGACTGATGAATATAAGGCTGCTAAAGCGCGCGAAGATAAGATTAACGCTCTATAGGTATTCTAGGGGGGTGTGCTTACAAACGTTGGTCCAGGGTAGGCACCCCCTCACTCTTTTAAACATGACTAGACTAGGATTTATAATGGATAATATGCACAGTACCGAAAAGTCATTAATGACTATAGACTATGACCATATCGGCACTATGTCAGAAGCTGAATTGTGGCGACACTTGCAAGTATTTAATAACTGGCGTAACGTACATAGAGAAGTGAGAGTAGCCGATGCCACGCCACAACAGTGTGAGTACCTTAGGTATGGCTTAAAAGTCAAATCTAAACTTAAATCTGTTTTAAGAGCACAAGACATAAATCTCAAGTTGTAAAAGAATAAGCCCCTGGTCTACGGATCAGGGGTTTTCTTTATGCGCTCTATTGTAATATCTTCACCCAGGCAATCTCTGTACCGAAGATTTGCTTTAACTTCAGGGAATTTTTCAAACCTTTAAACAGTGGTTTAATAGTTTAATTTGTTATAAACCCATGAAAAACAAGGGCTTATGAAACTTTGAAACTTTGAAACATTTAAACAAGGGGGTTGCTTTGCCGAAGAGATAGTATATAAATATATATAAAAATATATGTATTTTATATAAAAGAATAGTTAGTTTTCTCTTCGTCTTCCCTCCCCGAACTAGGGCACTGTTTAAATGTTTAATTGTTTCAAAGTTTTATAAAGTGTTTAAAAACATAGGTTTATACTAGGGTAAACTATTAAACCAAGAGTTTAAAAGTATCTAAGTCCTTTATAAACAAGGGTTTATGTAATATAAAGTACCCTCAGAAATCTGAATTTTTCGTAAGTCTATAATAAACAAGGGCTTATGTAAAAAGCCCTCAGATTTCTGACACTTTCTGACCTATGGCCTAGGCGTAAGTCCAATAAAAACAACACCTTATGCCTATGGCACGTATCTTGCTCCATCCTATGTCTCAGCCCTACCCACCTCGCATACTGGAGCCAACCATGCGCGATACAGAGCCAGCCCTCAGTCCGATAGCTATCACCGAACTATCAGACGCCTACGATTCAGAAAATCTCCGCACCATACTTGCTTGCAGAAATCAAGAGTTGTCTGAACTGCGCATAGAAATAGCACAGTTAGAGGCTGCCCTAGTCTCTAAAACTATGCCTAAGTATGCCGAGGGCCAGGTGCTGCAATGCTTAGATATCTATAACAAAAAGCAAAACGTACAGGTCTTATCGGCGTATCCAAGTGCTGAAGGATGGCAGTATGCTTGCCGTCAAGCACGTTCAATGCAAGGTACGAAGACAGTGCATGTAGCACAGCATCATTTATTTGATGTCGATCTGACTTTTGCCAACTTCTACGACACAGCACCCACCAACGTCGATGCGAAAGGAGGAGTCAAAACACGGCGTGTAGTCAAAACACTAGACACCGAAGCTAAACGTAAACGTGACGAGTTACTAAACTTTATATAGGAGCCAGACCTATGCGATTCACATACATACTTAGTCCTGCTTATGGTAAGGACTATAAAAATGAATCAGACGCTGTAGAAGCATTTAAAAGCGGCACTGACTTCATAAATGAAACCCAACGCTTTACGGGAGGCGGCACGTATATCTCGATAAGAGACATAAAACTATCTACGGGCAGCCCTACCCCCTTTAACTTTGGTTATGTGCAAATTCGTTATAATCGCCGACAAAAAGTAGCTTTCTTAACTACGGAGAAAGCATGATGAACGATAATATACTTTATACTCCCGAATCTGACTTGTCAAACAGTTATACAGGCATTAAGCCGTATAGTTTCTCGAAGTTTGACTATGCCGCAAAAGCAGACGGCGACAATACTCTATTTACCCGTAAGAGTATAGTGTCCGGTACGTTATCGACCATAACTATTGCAATGCACTTAGATGAATTCTTGTGTTGCTTTGCTATGTGGGCACACGATAAATGCTTGATACAGGATTGCTTCCCTGACCTTGACGATAACGAGCGCGAGTTTATTATGTCAGGCATTACTGTAGAAGAATGGACAAAGATTTACGGTCCAGACGATGACACAGAGTTAAACAACGCAGAGGTCGCGTAATGCACTACGACCAGTGGAAGCTCCAGCCTCCTCCGTATATGTGTGAATCAGCGGATGCCTGTGAAAAGTGTGATAGCACTAGAGACAGGGATATGGAACAACTACAAGAGCATATCTTAGATGTAAATGACGATAGACTTCTATGCTCAGAGTGTATCGATGAAGTCAACGAGCAGTATCTAGAGCGTATAAATTCGGTTGACGAAGTTATATGAATGCTCCGTATATCATACGCATTGACGAGCAGTTCTTTCCTGAGTTTGATCCAGATAAAGATCTAGTGCTCATGCCTGAGTGGAGAGCATCCACAGCACTTACGGATGGAGACAGAACTATTGGAGTCTACAAGCGTAATTTAAATAAAAAAGTTAAACTGACAAAGGGCACTAAGCGCGTCCTGGCTCCCGCGTCTTAGTGTCTAGTAGAGTAGGAGTCGATACCCCACAATTGGCTCCTACTCTACGCTTATATAAAAGGAGACAAATTGTCTAGACTTAACGTATACAGGAAACATAGAGTAATGGATACAACCGTAGACCCTGCTTACCTAGAGAAACGTATATTCGTTAATCTCTTGGATGAAGTACGAGAAGTGATTGGAGATTGGGAACTAGATGGCGAGTTATACTACAGACTCAAGCCTACGCCTAGTAGTAGCGGAGGGGCCACAGTTAAAGTAGCTGATGCTCAAGTAATTGACATAGATGCAAGTCTTATCCTACCTGTCGAGTCTATGACTGACGAAGAACTCGAACAGGCTTTAAGTGATGCGGAAAACGAAAGGTTGATAGTGTCTGACCGCAAACAAGCTACAGCACAGAAGCAAAAGAAGGCAGCACGCAAAGTGCGTCCTACGACTAAAGCGTTCAAAAACAAGATGGATGCTTTACTTGATCTTTAACGGATTGCACTTACTCATATTCACACTCATAATCATGGGTGTGGCATACATGATACATAACTGGAGACACAAATAATGAATGAAGGCCAAGTTCGTGTTAGCGTATATACAGACACTATGTCTGTTGTTTTTGACTCAGAAGAAATGATCGAAGGTAAAGGCGGTTGGGATGTGCGCTCACGTCATAGCAAACTCTCTTCTCAAAACATAATAGAGTTTACAGAGATCATCGAGTCTTTACATACAATAGTAAATAAACTCGTAGACGCGAAGTAATGCAAACATTCTTACCTGTTGAGTCATTCGTAGAGTCTGCCAAGATCCTGGACTACAGGAGACTTGGTAAGCAGAGAGTAGAAGCTAAACAGATCCTGTCTGCGTTGCGTGACGGTACTGGGTGGAAAAACCACCCAGCTACTAAAATGTGGGCAGGGTATGAGCCTGCGCTTACTTTCTATATGAATACAATGATCGAAGAGTGGATAGGTCGAGGATACAAGAACACTATGTTAATCGACTGGGATATTGATTGTAAAATACGCTATCCACACTGGTTTGGAGGAGAGATTCACTCAACACATAGGAGTGCATTGTTGCATAAAGACACTACGTTCTATTCTCAATATGGATGGGACGAACCCGCAAAGCTAGCTTATCACTGGCCGGAGCCGTTATGAAAACAGGCATAAATCATACAACAAAAGAGATTAAACTAGACAACTATTCTTTGTCTCTTTTTCGCGAATGCCCCAGGAAATACTCTAACCGTATCCAACAGGGATTAATTCCTCACAGCAGTGGCAGTGGAATGGCTCCCGAGTTGTTATTCGGAATAGCAATACATCGTGCTATGGATACGCTGTTCGCTGAGCAGGATGTAGACTTGGCTTGCGAACGGTTCCTTGATTCCTACCAACCCGTGCCCGAAGACACTAAGCGTACTCCAGGGCGTGGCATAAGTATTATCGAGGACTACTGGAAACGATGGTCCAGGGATAACGACAGATACGATCTATCTGTATCTGAGGTAAAGTTTGAGCTGTTCCTTGGGACTATAGGAGAGTATGCAGTATTCTACGGCGGTCTAATTGACAAAGTGCTGATACGTGACAACAAGACTTACTTAATGGACCACAAGACGAGTTCCTGGGAGAGCACTTACCTTATACCTGCGTATGCACAATCTCAACAATTCAAAGGGTATATATGGGCGGGGCAGCATCCCCACCTACAGCTAGATAACTGCAACCAACTCATTGTCGATGTGTTACTGATTAAACCTAAAAACAATGATTTCTTTAGGTCTGAGGTTAGATGCAATGAATTGGATGTCACAGAGTGGAAGTCTGGAATACTACAAACCGTTGAATTAATGTTAATGTGCGATCAAGCAGGGGTATGGCCGCAATTCGGAAAGGAGTCGTGTACTAATTGGAACCGGCTTTGCCCTTACTTTGAATTATGCGATGCTTCTCAATCACTACGCCCCGGTATGCAAGAGGGGCTTTACACAGTCGAGCACTGGGATACGGATCACAGATAATGACACGCAAAGACTACAAGGTTATAGCAGAGGCGTTGCGCGAGAGCACACCGTCTAAAGAAATAACTGATTGGATTACAGACAGCAACGATCAGTACGAGTTGTGGGAAGAGATAGTAAATACTGTAGTAATAAAGTTAAATGAAAACTACGCAAACTTTAACCCAGATATGTTTTATAAAGCCTGCGGAATGGAGTCGAATAAATGCCTTTAGAATTTGATGGAGCCGATGCAGTTAGTCCCGCCCCTGTGAAAAACTTGCTTTATGGCGAGCCAGGCATGGGGAAGACATTTAGTTTAAGAAGTTTACCCAAACACGCACTTCCGGCGTTACTCATAGATCTCGACCGCGGCGGAGCTTCAGTACTGGGCGGATTCGAGAAAGGCGAACTGCAGGGATTCATACCTGATAGGTTTGCTAAAGTAGGAAGTAAAGAAGCTCCTGCTGCATACGAACAAGTAAAAGATAAACTACAATCTATAAATAAAGATGATGAAATAAAAACTATTGTAGTTGACTCTTTTACTGAGCTTTACCAGAACATCATGGACTACGTTATGCACAAGAACAACAAGCCTCTCGATAGCGCGCCTACCCAACCTGACTACGGCATGGCTATGCGCTTTTGTATTAAGTTTATCGAAGCTCTAAGTGAAATGCAGCGTCACATCGTGGTCATATGTCATGAGGCTAACCATACTAATGAAGTCACAGGAATAACCAAAGTCACACCTGCATTGACTGGTCAGTTAGCCGTTAAGATCCCTGGGTACTTCGATAATGTACTACACGCAAAAGTAAAAGGACGTGGAGAAAAGCGTGAGTACATATGGGAGACTGTCCCTAACGGATTGTATACTGCACGCACACGTATGCAAGGCATCGAGCCTGAGATTGCACAGGATTTTAGTCTTTTGATTAAGGATAGCAATGCATAAACCTATTAAAGTCAGTTGCAATGATTGCAAACGCTCGACAGATGAAAGTACAGTAGAGTTCGTAAATATAGAAGAAGATATACAAGGTCGAGATGTTCTTACTTTTGTCTGTCCTTATTGCAACACAACACAGAAATCATATAGAGTATGAGCAGCAAAGACGAATTCAACCTACTTAAAAGCAGTGAGCTTACTCGAGACACTGCCAATGCTTTTTCGCTTGTCGTTACGCAAGAAGAGATTGATTTATTAGTGTTTCTTTTGCATAACGACATTGACAGAAAACTCAGGCACGGCGACGATCCTACCGTGGCGCAATCAATATTCGCTAAGATTATTGACTTGGGGCTAGCTTCAGAAGAGGGGAGTGACGAAGCGGCTGAATAACTTCGGGATCTGAATTTAATCACTTTTAATGACGAGGACAATAACATGACTGATGCAACTCTAGACTTCGGCAGCTGGGAATCGGAAGAGAAAAACCTAAGCAATGTGGTTCCTGCTGGTACGTATGACCTACAGTTAGACAAATGGGAATACCGCGAGTCTAAAAACAAAGGCACTGCTGGCGTTAATTTCTTGTTCAAGATTGTACAAAACGAAGACCCGACTCTTAACGGACGTGTTATTTTTCACTGGGCAGGTTGGGGAACGTTTTTCTTTCGTGGCTGCATCATGGCTCTCTTCGAGGATCGTCTGAAGGAGCTTAACGGAGTCGACCCCGATACTCCTGAACATAATGAACTGAAGCTCTCGTTGAATCTAGGAGACATCCAGAACGATGTCTGCGAAGATCTCGATGAAGCTATAGGCAGTGTTGTGATTGCTGAGGTTTCGATCAATACCTGGACGAACCCTGAGACTGGAGACAAAGGCGAAAACAATAAAATCGCCAAGTTTCAACAGCAGTCGTAATTAATACCTGAAGGTCTGCGGCTTAAAAGTCTATCGTTTTGTTTAGTCCGGCAAGTCTAAACATACATAGGCCAGGGAGAGTCGCAGACCTTCTTTTTTATTTTGGAGACCTTTAATGATCGAGTCTATACCGCATAGTGATATTATTATCCCCACAGAGAGGCAACGCACCATAAGGCATGACGAGACGTTGTCAGAACTTTCTGCGTCTATTCTAGAAACGGGCCAAATACAGCCTGTTGTTGTAGACGATGGCAACATCTTAATAGCAGGTGAACGCCGCCTCACTGCAATCAGGCACTTAGTTGCAGACGAAAAGCATGACGGGCAAGTGTTAGTGCGTAGACTTAACCCCGAGTCCGACTTTCACCGTCACGCTATCGAGCTAGAAGAGAACATTAAACGTATTGATTTAACTCCAGCAGAGCGTGATCTTGCAATAGCAGAGTATACACGTTTACGTCAAGCGCAAAAAGGAAAGCCTAAACGTCATGTAGGCGGAGGGCATTCTCAGGCAGATACTGCTAAAGAGTTAGGCATAAGCGAAGCTACTGTATCCGATGCAATGAAGAGCGCAACAATCATAGAGCACCATCAGAAAACTAATCCCGAACTTGCTAAACAAATCATAGACGAAGGGTGGACTAGAAATGCAATCGTCAACAAATTCAAACAAGACCGGATCAGACAAATACGTACGGAAATCGCAAATCGCGCGACAGAACGCCTCGCGGGATCATTGGATAATATCGTGTCTCAAGGAGATGCCCTTACTTTTCTCGATGGCATTGATCGCGGGTCTGTGGATTTATTTCTTACTGACATACCCTTTGGCATGGATGTATTCAAAAGTGCTGATCTTCGTGAATCTTCCCTAGGAAAACAATGGGAAGACGATCCTGCTTTAGTTAAGGAATTTGTACACGAGTTAATACCTAGAGTATATAATATACTTAAAGAAAATACCCACGCCTTTATCTTTACTGCGTGGCACCAAACTCATTGGATAGAACAAATTGCTGAAATTAACGGGTTTGTGTTCGAGTATCCTCCTGCTATATGGGATCGAGAACAAATGACTCCATCAAGACAGCCCTCGCTAACATTCGGCAAAACATATGAGTATGTTGTACATCTACGCAAAGGCTCTCCTGTATGGCCTGATAACTTAGGCAGTGATGTCATACGCGGATTCCGCAGACCCACTAACCCTAAGTATCCTAGCCAAAAACCTGTAGGAACTATGGGGTACTTTATAGAGCGCGGATGCCTAGAGGGCGAGCTTGTTGTTGACTGTTGTTGCGGTTCTGGCTCTACTGGCGTAGATGCAATAACACTTAACCGCAGAGTTTTGCTCAATGATATTAACGAAGAAGCTGTAAAGATAGCTAAGTCCCGTATTGCACTAGAATGCAAGGAGATGCTATAGAAATGTATGCAATAGAACCTGACGGTAAACCCGATGCGAACTATATAATTATAGGCGAATCGCCGGGTAACACCGACATACAAGAGAACAAACTATTTGCAGGGTGGGCAGGGGAACTACTCTTCGATGACATACTTGCAAGAGCAGGCATTATGCGTAAGAGCTGCCTGGTAACTAATGTATATTGGGAAAAGCCTCCGGCCAATAAGATGGAAGCAATCCCCGACATAACAAAGTACGCCGATGAAAACGATGCGTTAATACGTAAAGCCAAACCTAAAGTTATTATAGCGTGTGGCGAATACGCATTACGATACGTTACAAACGAGACAGGCATAACAAAGTGGCGCGGATCAGTTATTGAAACACGGTTCGGCTGCCCCTGTGTTCCTATGATACATCCAGCATCTGTGCTCCGTAACTATTCCTGGAAAGCCTTAAGCCGTAACGACGCGCAAAAAGCTAGAACAGTTGCTGACAACGGGATGCCTCCTAACCCTAACCGTAATATAATATCGTATTCAACAGCACAAAAAGATTTAGATACTAAAGACAACGATCAGATAGTAAAGTATTTACTTTCGGCTCTAAATAGAATGTCTAAGAGTACTGCGGTGGCGTTTGACATAGAAACATACCGGAACACTATTACGTGTATTGGGATAGCAGACAGTGAAACAGATGCTGTTGTTATACCATTTACAGGGCAGTTTAATCATCCGCATACTATCGAGCTTATTCGAGCCTTGAGTAGATGCTTACGCAGCGATGCACTTAAAATAGGGCAAAACCTAGATTACGATGTACAGTATTTAGCTAAACGCTTCGGCATTGGAGTAAGAAACGTTTGGATGGATACGATGGTTGCGCACTCAGTAATGCATCCCGAGATGGGGCATAGTTTAGACTTACTCACCTCGTTATACACCTCGCATCCTTACTACAAAGAGATGAGGAAAACAGCAACTTCGGGACACTACAATGCTACTCTTTGGGAATATAATGGAATAGATTGTTGTATTACTTACGAAGTTGCTATGAAGCTATGGAAGGAGTTAGGTAAAACCAATACACAAAACTTCTTCACCTCTATCTCTATGCCTGTTACTAAAACTCTAATAAGAATGGAGCACCGCGGTGTACGTGTAGACATTCCATTCAGAGACAAGCGTAAAGTGGAGATGGAAAAACGCGTAGAAGACATGATAGCAGATCCGTTGCTATGCGGTGTCAATCCTAACTCTCCTAAGCAGGTTCTCGATCATCTTAAATCTATCCTACCTAAAGGAGAAGGTAATCGTTTAGCCAAGAGCGATGTCCATGCGCTAAAACTTTTACGCAGCCGTCAACCAAACCACGGGGAGTTTATAGATTCTATACTTAAAGTCAGAGAGCTGCGTAAAATAATAGGTACGTATCTAGAAGCAAAGACACACGTAGATAGGCGTATGCGTACATCGTACCGTACTTCAGCTACAGATACAGGTAGAATATCATCATCTAAGGATGTCTTTAACTTGGGGATGAATCTACAAAACGTTCCAGGAGATCAACGTGACTGGTTTATACCGGATGAAGGAAAGATATTTTTCGAAGCTGATGGATCTCAAATTGAGGCTCGGATTACTGCTTGGATTGCGCAAGACGAGAATTATATTCGCGGGTTCCTTGAAGGCAGAGACATACACACTGAAAACGCCGTTGGGCTGTTCGGCATCGCTGAAGCTGACGCTCGATCCCAAATTTCCGGTTCACGTTACAGTTACAGAGATGTCGGGAAAAGAGCCTCTCATGCTATTAACTATAAAATCGGACCGAAAAAACTAAAAGATCTGATGAACGAATATGTACCTATGCTTCCGTTTGGGTTAGCAGACGCCAATCAGTTTATCCATGCGTTTAAAGACCTGCGTCCTGGCATCGCTAGATGGTGGGGTAAAGTAGCTAACAATCTACGGAGCGAAAGAACGCATTACAATATATTCGGGAGAAGACGTGTGTTCCTCGGTAGAGCAGGGGAAGATCTAATCCGTGCCGCAGTTGCCTTTTTTCCTCAATCTGCTGCAGCTGACCATATCAACAGAGCTATGGTGCGTATAGAGAGTAGGCTTACTGAAGTAGACGGAGCAGAGATTTTACTTCAAGTACATGACAGTGTAGCAGGGCAGTGCTTTCCGGAAGATCTAGAGATAGTTAAGCAGATCGTAATAGAAGAGTTAGAAGCTCCTTTACCTATCGCGTTTGACAACATTTCTTTAATTGTTCCTGCAGACTTTGCCTCAGGAACCACATGGAAGGATTGCAAATGAATAAGTGGGATACAGACAACACTCATCCTGAATCAAACGAAATTTGGGGATCTGTATTAAAGTCTAAAGCAATCGAGTCAGATGCTTGTATCAGCATTATGCTGAATAGCCAGGTTGACGCGCCGTTCAATGTGCACGATCTATCAACCGTAGGTATAACGGATATGTTAGTGAAAGGTCCGGTAGAAGACAGACGTGACGTAGAAAAGATTTTACTTCTTATACTCTTAAAGCTAAACGATGACGGTAAGAACGAAGAGATGTAATTTCGCCTGTTTTACCTTGTCTAACATCAATGCTGAGGCTCTCAGATCAATGTTGATGGCATCGAATATACCTTTAGGGTCAATATGTCCCTCATAACTACGAGCCTTCAGCATGGAAAACGCCAACCCAAGGCAACAACGTAGACGCTACAGGACGCCAGACGAAGCTGCACAAGAACACGAGCGAATAATCGCAGAGTATGTAGAGTGGGTATCTATGCGCGATCAGAGCAAACCATACAAGCTAAAGAAACACAATGCTTTACTAAAGAGGTGCTTAATGAAATGCATTGAAGAATATCCGGAATTAGGGGAGCTACACTATGTCAAACACACCCTTGAGGAGTGTTCACAATGATACAAAAGGGTTCATTGAAAGTTACATGGCCTATACATCAGGACAAGAGTCACCCACCGACTTTCACTACTGGACTGCGGTGTCCACATTGTCATCAGCCGTTGGCCGCAATGTTTGGCTTGACAGAGGATACTATAAACTATATCCAAACCACTACGTCATTCTTGTCGCAGGATCTGCCCTCTCTCGAAAATCCAGTGCTATCAATATCGGAATTAGAATACTACGTAAAGCCCTTGAACGATTCAAAGAATCAGGAATAGATGCTGGCTCAATAAGTGTCTTGTCGGCCAAGATGACTCCAGAGGCTTTGTGTAGAGCTTTGTCCACAAAGGGCATTAAAAGTATGTATGCCGATGAAGAAGGAGAAGAAGATGGAGAAACAAAAATAGGCAGACCTGTGTTGTTGTATAGTTCTGAGCTAGGTGTGTTTCTTTCACGTACGGCACAAATGAATGGCTTAGTCGATTTGTTGATTGACTTCTATGATTGCCCCGATGAGTGGGAGTACTTAACAAAAACACAAGGTGCTGACTTTGTGCATGATGTATATACTTCAATGCTGTCTGCGACTACACCTGATTGGATTTCAGCCAACATTACCGGGTCTGTGTTTAATCAGGGTTTAGTGGGGAGGACAATATTTATATACTCAGACAGAGCGCAGAGCAGGGTAGCGCATCCGCAGTTGACTGACTTCGAGCGATACCATGAAGCTAAGCTGCTTGACTACATCGAGTCTAAGTTAATGCTTTCAGGAGAGGCTAAACTTACTGACGAGGCTTATGAGTACTATGAAAATTGGTACAACTTAAGAACAGACCCAGGAGACAACCAGTCTATGAGTTCTGGGTTCTTTGGACGTGAGCATGACCATGTACTAAAGTTAGCCATGACTATATCACTTAGTAGATCTAATGACTTAGTGATAACTGTTGAGGATATACAAGAATCAGTAGATAAGATAGCGTCTGTCTGTAAGGGATTGACAAAAGTATTTCATGAAGTTAAGCAACAAAATGAAATATTCGAAGTGCAGTATATAGAAAGTATTATAAAGGAGAAAGGCAAAATATCCCACAGCGATCTGCTCCGACTCGTGAGGCGTAAAATGAATTCTAACCAAGTAAAGGAAGTAATCAATGTACTAAAACAAAGTGAGATTATAAAAATAAAAGAAGAAAAACCTCAACGCGGTCCTGCGCGTAAGTTTTATGTTTTCGGTCAGTAGGGCCAATAAATTCGGCTGCCTAAGTTAATGCCTCATAAGGAGAAAAATACCATGACGCAGTTATGGGAACACCCGAATATATCGCGAGAAGAATTTAACAACCCTGATCAAATGGATGCGAACTTAGTCCATGCCTTACAAGACACACGCGACTGGATTAACCGCCCTATGACATTCACAAAGTCTAGCAGCGGTGTAGTATACCACCCACATGGAGACGCTGTAGAATTGTGGAGTACGTCACACGCTCGAGGATCGCTACATAAAACTCGTTGTGATCATGACGCGTCTGCGAGGTCTAGTACTACAGTACGTGATCTAGACTCCAGAGGTCTAGCCCAGGATTGGGATTGTGGCATCAAAGACCCTGAAGAACTATTCGATATGTTCCTAAAGCTCGAACGTATGAATACATGGACAGGTATAGGACTCTATCCACATTGGAACCGTCCTGGATTCCACACAGACCTTAGAGCTAGTACGCATCCAAGCACCCGCGCAAGGTGGTTTCGGGTCCAAGACGGAACCTACTTCCCCCTTACGTGGGTGAATTGGAAGTCACAAGTACTTCACATGCAGCTATGAATTAACCTGAAGGTTTAAACCTCGCAGTACCTCGAGCCGGCCTTGAATCCTAGATGCCGTTGGATCGTTAGCCACCAATTGAGCAAGACGTTCGTTAAGAGCGTTCTCATTCTGGGTTATCATATCCACCGCAACTTCTTCGGCTTCAGGTGCCGGCTTCTTTGTGTCTGGCATCTTCGCTACTTTGTCACTCATGCTACTCTCCTAGATTAGAAAAGAACTGACGTATAGTGTTAATAGCTACCGTCAGACCTGCTATGGCATAGGGCATTAGTTCGGGGTCTGAGGCCATCTCAGGCATATACCCTATTTTTGATATGATGTCAAATGCAATTGCACCGACACCTCCTACGGCTAAACTTTTTCCAGACTTAGACGCTTCCTTTTTCCCGAATCCTACTTTAATGTTTTGCTTTAGTATGTCTATCATTATATTCTCCTAGTGTAATGGACGCATTGCGAATGCGAGGATTGATCCTATCATTACCTGTAGTACACCGATTGTTGCTTCGTGTTCGAACACTGGGGCCCATCGACCCCAGCCTCCGAATACCTCTACGACTTGGTAACCAATAATCAGCATTGTTGCAGCCGTAGTCGCGTAAGCTGCTGCCGATTTCTCTTTGCTCTTAGCGTGTTCCTTCTTAGTTAATGTAACTATCTGTCCTTTTGCTTTACGTAGGTCTGCTTTAGTTCCTCGTACTTCCATAGACCGCGCCCGAAGTGTATTATCTACCGCATGGCGCATCCGCTTGCATTCCTCAAGCTGGTTCCACAACTGAGTGTATGCTTTCTTAGTATCGCCGAAGCTCCAACCCTCTGGATCTTGTGGTAAATTATTCCAGTTGATACGGTTCATGGTTTTTCTCTCTTTTTCGTTTTCTTTGATGCTCCCTTTTTATAATATAACACTATTGTATGCGCGTATGTGTACGCTGTTTGGGTTTTCTTGGCGCTTTGGGTTTAGATAGCGTAGACAGCATCACGATCCCAATGCCAGAAATTGCAATCATTGACAGCAATGTAACAAACCCGATCTCGCAGTGACTCACACCAGATCTGATGCGTTGCTAACCGTTGATTGCGTTTTCAAATCAGCATACGCCACGGCATACGGATCACTCGGCTCGGTGTCACTGGTTACCTTGAACCTGTCTACCGATGGCGCGACCAAGGTTGTCGGTGAATTTGATGCACGCTCATCTGCACTTACATAGCAATCCACGCCATATGTCATTTGCCATTTGCCACTATCGTCACCTTCAATAATCTTCTTAACCGTCAGATCGCTGATCCGCAGATATGCACCCGTTGCGGCCAGACCACCCATCGTTACAATATTCGCTGAAATAGCCATCTTAATTTGCCTCCTGTAATAATTTCAAACTTTGCTTGA